ACACTGCTTTAAAATTTGGTCAAAGTGCTATGGACTTAACTCGCGCCTCACTTGGAGGTATAGGAAAAGTTTCATATACTACCGGGCCAGGCGGATTTTATTCACCTCACTCACCACAACAAAATAATCCTTGGCAAATGGATAATGGGAGGGGACAGGTAGAAGATATCAGTTGGTTGGTTTAGATAAATATTTATAACATATACTAAAATATTATGGGATTATTTCAAAATCTTAAACGTTTATTCTCCTCAGATGTTGTTATTCGCAATGTTGGAGGTAATGAGTTAAGAGTAATAGACACAGATCGTATACAATCATTAGGTACTTTACAAACTAATGCTCTTGTAGACCGATTCACTAAAATTTATACCACATCTGGCGCTGGTATTTACAATGTAAACAATGTTTACAACTACCAGACATTAAGAGTACAACTTTATACTGATTATGAAGCAATGGATACTGACGCTATTGTAGCCTCAGCACTTGATATTATAGCAGATGAGTGTACTTTAAAAAATGAGCATGGTGAAATGCTCCATATTCGTTCTAGTAATGAAAATATTCAAAAGATTTTATACAACTTATTCTATGATGTATTAAATGTAGAGTTTAACTTATGGAGTTGGGCTCGCAACATGTGTAAGTATGGTGACTTTTATCTTAAATTAGAAATAGCTGAGAAATTTGGTGTATATAATGTAATACCATTCTCCGCTTACTCAATTATTAGAGAAGAAGGTACTAATCCAAAAAATCCTACTTATGTAAGATTTAAATATGATCCAACAAGTGTATCTGGTATTACAGCACCTCAATCACAATATGCTTTAGGTACAGCTGTATCAGATGTTTATTTTGAAAATTATGAAATGGCTCACTTTAGACTATTAAGTGATGTTAACTATCTTCCTTATGGTAGAAGTTATTTAGAACCAGGTCGTAAGATTTTTAAACAAATGATATTGATGGAAGACGCAATGTTAATTCATCGTATTGTTCGCGCTCCTGAAAAGCGTATTTTCTATATGAACGTAGGTGCTATTCCTCCAAATGAGGTAGAAGCATATATGCAGAAAACTGTTCAAAAACTTAAAAAAGTACCTTATATAGATCCTCAAACAGGTCAATATAATCTCAAGTTCAATATGATGAACATGATGGAGGATTTTTATATACCAGTTAGAGGTAATGACCAATCAACTCGTATTGATACAGCTAAAGGGTTAGAATATAATGGTATTGAAGACGTTAATTATTTAAGAGATAAATTATTTGCTGCTCTTAAGATACCTAAAGCGTTCATGGGATATGAAAAAGATTTAACTGGTAAAGCAACACTTGCAGCTGAAGATATTCGTTTTGCTCGTACTGTAGAACGTATCCAGCGTATATTATTATCAGAATTAACTAAGATCGCATTAGTACATTTATATACTCAAGGATTTGATGGTGAAAGTTTAACCAACTTTGAATTATCATTAACTACACCTTCTATTATTTATGATCAAGAACGTGTAGCGTTAATGAAAGAAAAAGTTGATTTAGCTTCTCAAATTATGGAAAATAATTTATTACCAACTGATTGGATTTATGATAACTTATTCCACTTTAGTGAGGATCAATTTGATGAGTATCGTGACTTAATGGTTGAAGATAAGAAACGTAAGTTTAGATTAAACCAAATTGAAGAAGAAGGTAATGATCCAGCTGAAACAGGTCAGGTATACGGTACACCATCTCAATTAGCTACTGCTTATGGTAAGGGTAGAGGTGATGGTGGTGTTCCAACAGGATACAATGAAAAAGATCCAAATGAACCTGTACATTTAGTTGGTCGCCCTAAAACATCTGTATCAAATATTAACCGTCAAGACAACCCATTTGGTAAAGACCGTATTGGAGCTAAAACATATAGTACAGCAGGTACAGATCAAGAAGATAGTCTAGCTAAAACTCAATGGAAAGGTGGATCACCATTAGCATTAGAGACATATCTTAAAAATAAAGGTATGTTTAACAACATACCAGTTAATCGTCGTACTAACCTATTTGAAAGCGATTTATTAGATGAAAATAATATTCGCGACGAAATTAAATAAGGTACATATTTATAGATAGTATCATTGTACTAAATTATGCGTATTAAACATAACAAATTTCGTAACACTGGTGTATTATTTGAGCTATTAGTGCGTCAAATAGCATCAGACACGTTAGCGAATACTGATTCTAAAGCTGTTAAGATTGTAAAGAAATACTTTCACAACAGCGAGATTGCTAAAGAACATAAACTTTATCATACTGTTTTAACAGCACCACGTTTATCTGAAGGTAAAGCTGAGATGTTAGTTAACACAACTGTTGATTTAGCTAAAAAATTAAATAAAGAGCAGTTACTTAAGGAAAAATATAACTTAATTAAAGAAGTTAAGAAACATTATAATCTTGAAAGCTTTTTTAAAGCTAAAATTAACAATTATAAAGTATTAGCGGCTGCGTATACACTATTTGAATCAGCTATGGAGAATAAGTTTGTTGAACCAAAACAAGTGGTGATCAATAAACTTACTTTAATGGAACATATCACTAAGAAACAACTTATTAAAGAAGAAACAAATGAAGTTGCTACTGAATTAGCTAAAGAAGATAAGAATGTACGTATCTTAGCTTATAGAATGTTAATTGAGAAATTTAATTCTAAATATTCAACATTAAGTAACCGCCAAAAGTTAGTGCTTAAAGAATTCATTAATAATATTTCTAATCCTGAACATCTTAAATCTTATATTAACGAAAATCTTAATAAAGTTAAAACTGAATTAAGTGATTTAGTTAAACAAGTTGACGACAAGACAACTGAAATTAAGTTAAATGAAGTTATAACGTTGATTAAGCCAATTTCAGCCAAATCGTCTGTAAAAGATGAACATTTAGTTTCATTACTTCAATATCAACAATTAGCTGAAGAAATTAAAAAAATAAAATAATGTCTAAGCGTAAATGTGGCTGTAAAAAGTAAAAGATGGATAAGAAACTTAAATTAAAGACTGAATTAAAGAAAAAACTTAAAAAAGAAACGTCTGGCACGGGCACAGGCGCTTCTGTAACTCCAGGCGCTGGTGAAGGTGTAGCTACTAAATATGCTTTTGGTAAACGTAAAAACAAAGGTACACCAAGCAATTGGAAATCAGCTCCATCTGTTCCTAATCGTTCATCTAAAGCTATGGACTATAAAGAATTATGGGAAATGGATATTAATGATCCTATTTTAATGGCAATGAGAGCTAAAAAGGACACTCCAAAACCACAAGTACAAAAAGCTAATCCAAACCAAGCTAAGATCAACATGCTTCTTAAAAAAAGAGCTGAGATTGAAAGAGACATGGAACAAGAAGCAGAACCAGAAGGCGGTCCTATCGCTGATAAGTATGGCGACATGCTAAATAAAATTGACCAGGCTTTAAGTAAACTAAAAGGACAAGGTGAATGGGGTCCAGAAACTGATCCATATATGGATAAAGGTGAAATAGAAAGAAGAGCAGCAATGATGAATGAAGCAATTCATATTGGTACAGATACTAAAACTGATTCTGATATTTATTTTGAACCTTCAACAGGTACTTTTTCTATTAATGTAATTGATGCCGCTGGAAACAGAACAAATAAATTACAAGTTAATACTATTGATGATATATTAGCTAAATTTCCAAATTGGAAATGGACAAAAGAAGGAGAAGCCCAATTTCCTGAAATGTTAGAAAATAATTTAGAAGAAGCTAAACAAGAGTGGGCTGTTAAGAATATAGAAGCCATGATCACTGATTATGCTTCTAAAAAAGGATTAAATTTTAAACCTGTAGATAAAAAGCAACAAGTGAATCAATATGGTTCTAAAAAAACAATTTATATCTACAAATTAGGTGATAAAGATTTAATTATGATAGATGATAAAGCTGCTGGTGCTCCTAGACTAAATGATTTTAGAGTAGGTATAGGAACTATGGAGCCTGGATCATCATCACTTAAAGATGCTCTTTCAGTATCAAAATTTGGCTCTTGGGGAGTACAGGATGTTATAACTATGTTAGATAAAGCTTTTAAAAGTGAAGAAAATCTAAAAGAAGGATACGCTCAGTTTAGAAACGCTACTAAAACTCGTTCTAAACCAGATCAATTTCATCAAGCAGTTAAAGAAATAAAGAAAAAAATGAGCGAAATCAATCGTATTTTTGAATATGTTGATCGTTTAAAAACTGAGTTAAGTGAAGGTGAAGACTTAAAATATAAAAAATACACTGAAAATGCATTCCAACAAATTAAAGAGAGTGCAAAACAATTATTTTTAAAATCGACAAAATTAAAATAAAATGGCAGATAATTTTAATATGAAACAATTCCTAACTGAAAATAAGTTAGGACCTTACTCTAGATTAAAAGAAACAGAAAAAGTAGAAGAAGTAAAAAGATATCAAATTGGAGATATGTGGTCATCTGATTTTGATTATAAAGGTATGTTAAAAGCTGGCGCGTCTTTAACTCCAAATGCTGATATTAGAGTAATGCAAGCTGTTTCTGACTCTTTTGAAGATGTAAATTATCATAGAGAAAATTCTCACTTACAAGATGCTATTAAAGCAAAAGAAGCAGGAGATATGGAAGCGGTAAAATCTCATTTAGCTTTATTTAAAGATGAGTTAACTAAAACTATCAAATCTATTAAAGAAACTCAAATCTTTGAAAGAAAAAAAGTTGAAGAAGGTGAAGCTGAAACTAAAGAAGAAGGATATATGGGAACCCAATATGATTCTTCTGAAGACATGGCTGCAGATATGGTTAAAAAAGGAATCAAAGAAAATATTACTCTTGATCCTATTAAATTAAAAGCATTAGTTATTGCTTTAACAAAACATGGTGGTAATAGAGGTGATAAAGAATCTTATAGAGAAATAGCTAAATTGTTAGCTAGTAATCAATTAGCAAAAGCAGCTGAAACTATCCAGTATTTAGATACAAGTCCTAATGAGATGGTTTATGATATGATTAAAGATACATATCCTGAACTTTGGGATATGTTATTTGATAATGAAGATGATGATTATATAGCTTTTGCTACACCAAAAGCAGGATTACCTGAAGAAGAATTAAAAGAATATGAAGTAATTTATGTAGTTAGAGATGGAAGATGTTACCGTAAAGATGATGAAGGTAACATGGATGAAGTAAACATGAGTTATTGTAAACGCTTTGCTGAAAGTAAAGAAAAAGTAGAAGAAGCAGGTCAAGGTGATCTTATGACTGTTGATAGAATTGAAGAAATTGTAAATAATTTAACTCGTAATATTTCTACTAACTCAAACATTCCAACTCAAGAAAAATTAGGTTTAGTACAAGCTCTTAAAGAATTAAAAGACTTAATTGAAGATTTAGGTGCTAGTGTTGAAATGGGAATGGATGAAACTAAAAAACCAATAAAAGAAGGTGGTGATATTTTTACTGATATTGATGATGATCTTGCTTATGGATCAGACAGTAAAGAAGATGCTATTGAGTATTTAGAAGAAATTATTGATTATTGTGAGAAAAAAATAGTAGAACTTGAAAATGAACAAGGATATGAAGAAGAAGATGACTTAGATGAAACTAAAAAATCAATTGATGAAAAACTATCAC